CACAGAGGATCGTCATTGCAAGTTGGCTAGTAATATATGTCATCCTGATCAGGATTGGATCCCCAAGGATGCACCTGATAATGTGAACCATCCTGCACACTATGAACAGTTCTGCAGTCTGGAATGTATTCAGGTGATGGAAGTGATGTTTGGTGCAGAAGCGGTCACGTATTTCTGTCTGTGTAATGCGTTCAAGTACATGTGGAGATACAAGAACAAAAACGGTCTGGAAGACCTGAAGAAGGCTAAGTGGTATCTGGACTATGAATTCAAGACAGATTATATTCCCTGTCCTGATCAGTTTGAAGCTATGGGTGAACTTCTGGAACAGCTGATGGAGAAAGAAAATGATAACAGGAAATGTGATGCTTGATGTTTTTGCGCTTCTTGTCATCGGGTATGCAGGTGCGTTTCTCCTTATCCCATTAGGTCAGTGGATCAGCTACAAAAGAGATTGTAAGAAACATGGTAAGGAACAAGCTGACCAGATTTGGAGAAGAATGAGGTGAACAGGATGGTTAAATCGTTTCGATACGTACACCATAACAAATGCGATGGTGGATATGCCATTGAGGAAGTTGACCATAACACATACTGCCTTGGTCGTGCTGATTCCTACTACGAAGATATTGTGCTTGTGCCTGAGTGCAAAAAGTGTCCAAGATTGATTTACAACAATGAGAACAAGATAGATGAATATATAAAACAGGCGGAAAGGAGAACCGATGGACAGAGATGAATTTATGGAACTTGTCTATGAGACATTTGAGACATTTGCTGACGAGCCGGATAACGTGCTTGCTAACGGAATTATTGAAGCCGCAGATGCCTACGTGGAGCATGAAAAGGCAAAACTTTTCTCGGAAGGCACAACTTCCGACCTGATAAGTCGACAGAATGCGCTCGACATATTTGATGATTATAATGTGTCGGTGGAAAACGGAGAACTTGAAGCGTATAGCCGTGATAGAAAGAGAATGTGTAACTTGCCGACCATTCAGCCCGAACCGAGGACGGGGAAGTGGACGCTTGGGTTCGACAATAGATACATGGAAAAATATTATTACTGTTCTCGTTGTGGTGGTCGGAAATACGGGGAACATGAACCGTTAGATTATTTCTGCTCAAACTGCGGCGCTGATATGAGAGGTGGACAGGATGGACATTGAATTCAATTACAACTATGGATCAGGACACATGATCCTTCACGCAGAACTGTTCTTTCCTACTTCAAAGAAGAACCTGAAGAAACTTCTGTCACTTACAACAGAACAAACGGTCACAGAGATCTTGGACTGTCTGGATGAACTGGAAAAGATAGAACTGAACTGGATCAGTAGTCTGAAGAAATTGTTTCCTACCGAGAACCAGAAGATGGAAGAACTTGGTCATCAGGTGAAGGATAAGAAATTTGCAAATGGTGTCAGGATGACCACCAAGGAACTGAAGGAAGCCAAAGCGGATTATCAGGAACAGAAGTCTTATGTGAACAAGATCGTCAGGGGTCATAAGTACAGCCTGAAAAGACTGGAAGGGATCAGGATGAACAGGGACTATATCAATGAACATTTGTAAGATCTGGAAGGAATGGGATCAGGCAACAAAGTGGTTAAAGGAATCAGGTTATGACCTGTCCAAGATAAAGATTGGAGTGACAGCAGGTGGAGAATTACGTAAAAAAAGCTATGAGAACTTACGACAACAAAGCAGAACAGAGACTGACCAAGATCCTTCTGAAGAAACATCAGGACGATGACCGCAGGGACATAGCAGGTCTTTTGTTCGCTTGTCTGGGGATGTCTGGTGAACTTGGGGAGTTCATCGAACTTGTCAAGAAATGGATCTTCCATGAAAAGGATCTGGATGAAGAACATCTGAAGAAGGAAATGGGGGACTTCCTGTGGTATGTTGCATTAGTTTGTAATTCTATGGGATGGGATCTGAATGACATCATGGATCTGAACATCAGGAAACTTGAAAAGCGTTATCCAGAAGGGTTCGATCTTGACAAGTGTAAGCACAGGAAGGAAGGTGACATCTGATGCTGAGATTTAAACATAAGTCAGGTGAAATGGTCGTGGATCTGTGGTCAGCACTTCCTGTCCATCTGACATGGCTGAACTTCTTCCTGTCCAAGGTGGATGAATCACCTGATCAGGATCAGATTTTAAATGAAGTTATGCGTGTTCTGAGAAGGAAAGAAGCAACAGCACAGCGCACAGAAGAACTGAAGCTGATCAGGAAGGATATGGAAGCGATTCAGGAAAGGTATGGTGGTTCTTATGAATGAAGGGATCATTTGTGCTATTGGTATCATTGGTTCATGTGTAATCATTTTTGCAGATGAATGTGACACAGGTTGGGAAAAACTTTTTGGTTGTCTTATCGTCTTCTTATCCATGATGTTGTTAATTTTGGGGGTGAAATAATGATCAAAATTGAAGCAGTTGATGTCTGGGGTTTCGAACATGCGGTCAGAGGGATGCGGAATCCTATGAACAGTTGGGACAGGTCTGATAGTGTATTTGACACAGGTGATTATGTGATTATACGTCCAAATGATCTTGATCTGATGCACAGGTTGTTCGTTGGTGGGACAGAACACAGGAAGTTCATGAGAATGATTCATGTGTCTATGGATGTCACAGCACCTTTGTATTGGTGGAAGGAATATGACACTTACAAGGTTTCTACTGTTGCTAATTCCTGTTCTACAATGCACAAGATTCATGCAAAGGAATTTGAACTGGATGATTTCAGCACAGACCACCTGACACCTGTCAGCATGGATATTCTGAACATAACCATTGGTCAGTTGAACGTTGCAAGGGATTTCTTCATCAGCACCAAGGATAAATCTGCATGGTGGCAGATGATACAGTTACTTCCTTCATCTTACAATCAGAAGCGCACACTGGACTTCAATTATGAAACTGCAGTCCAGATCATCAGACAGAGGACAGGTCATAAACTGGATGAATGGCATAAGTTCGTTGAAGTGCTGTCAGATCTCCCTTATATGCGTGAGATCATGAACGGTCAGACTGGTTATGGTTGTGGATGGGTTGACTGATGAACAGAAGTGAAAGAAGACGTAATAAAAAATCACAAAAAGATGCAGTTTTATGTATAAAAAAGTCGGAATTAGAACAAAAACTGCAGGAAAGTTATCAAAAAGGTTATGAAAATGCGAAAAAAGCTGTAACCGATGAAGTCACAGCTGAAGTCTTCACAATGCTTCTTGGTCTTCCTATGGTGGTTCTGAAGGATCAGTATGGTTGGGGGTTCAGGAAAAGACTTCCAAGGTTCGCTGATCAGGTGATTGCGGAATACATGAAGTTCGATAAGGTCAAAAGTTTAAAGGAACTGCAGGATTTCATCTATGAATCTTCTGGAATGAAATTCATCGTTGATGAAGCGTGAGCAAGAACACCAAGAACAGCACCAAGAACAGTAAAATTTGTTGTATTTATGCGGTTTTTCGGGTGTCTGTTCTTGGTGTTCTTGGTGTTCTTGGTACTTTAACTACTTTTATAAAATTAAATAAAAGTGTATAGAATACTATCTATTTAGTACATATATAAAAATAAATAATATATAGAAGAAAAATAGGGGCACCAAGAACAGAAGTCTGGAAACCCGCATAAATATCAGCAAAATCGGTGTTCTTGGTGCTTTTTTCACCAAGAACGCACCAAGAACAAGCAAGAACAGCAAGAACACTTTTGAGGGTTTATGTTACAGCAAGAACAGTTTTTGAGGGTTTATGATGAATGATTTCGAAGAACTTAAACATTTGAAACAGCAATGTGTGAATCAGTCTGAACACATTGAACAGTTGAGATCCACCCTAGATGGACTTTCTGGGATCCGATATGACAAGGAAGCGGTTCAAAGTTCAATGGATGGTGATCCGATGCTTGCCAAGATCTGCAGGATCGAAGATGAAGAACAGAAACTGACAGATCTGATCGTTAAGTATGCAAGTCACAGGATCAAGGTTGCACAGAAGATCAACCAGATGGAACTTTCAAAAAGACAGCACCTGCTGAGAATGTACTATCTGGATGGGAATTTTATAGAAGTGTGTGCAAATGATCTTGAATGGTCTGTTGAATACACAAGGAAGGAACTTAGGAAAGCAGTCCAAGAATATCTGCAATTATCCCTATAATATCCCTTTTTTATCCTTTATCATTATCATATAATGATAATAGCTGAAAGCACCCAGACAAGGGTGCTTTTTCTGATTCTGGGAAGAAAGGAGTGGAAGGATGACCGAAAGACAGGAAAGGTTCTGTCAGGAATATTCCAAACTTGGGAACGCTACACAGTCAGCGATCAATGCAGGATATTCTGAGAAAACAGCATACAGTTGTGGACAGCGATTGTTGAAGGATGCTGAGATTCAACAGCGGATCAGAGAACTTCAGGGTGAAATCAAGAACCAGAACATTGCTGATGCTAGGGAAATGCAGTCGATCCTGACATCCATCATCAGATCTGAATCAGAAGAAGAAGTGATCATAAATGAATTGATTGGTGACGGTTGTTCTGAAGGTGTGAAGCATAAGAAGAAACCGTCACAGTCGGACAGGATCAAGGCGATCAACCTTCTGGCAAAGATGCAAGGCGTTCTTGATAACAGTATGACCTTGAATGTTGTCATCCCTGTGTTCGGTGGAGAAGAAGACCTTGAAGACTAAGAAGCAAAGGAAGCGGATCAGGGAATACAACAGAAGAAGGAAACGGTCACACTATGGACTGATCTCACAGGATGAACCACTACAGCTGATAGATGGGAACTGGTCGATCTGGGTTGATGGTTACTGTAAAACAAAACATGGATTCCTGACACCTAACCTGATTGATTGTCATAACTGCAGGAAGTGTTAGCACTATGAAGAAGAAATACTACCATTTACCTGATCTGATCGGGAAAGGATACAGAACCTTCTGGAACTTCAAGGGAAGGTACAGGGTCGTAAAAGGTTCCAGAGCAAGCAAGAAATCCAAGACCACAGCTTTATATTTCATCTACATGATGATGAAGCACAAGGGATCTAACCTGCTTGTGGTCAGGAAGGTCTTTCGGACTTTGAAGGATTCCTGTTGGACAGATCTTCAATGGGCAGTCAACAGGTTAGGGGTTGACTGCCTGTGGAACTTCACACAGTCACCACTTGAAGCAACGTATCTTCCCACAGGACAGAAGATCCTGTTCAGGGGACTGGATGATCCCATGAAGGTTACATCTATCACTGTAAGCACAGGATCCCTGTGTTGGATGTGGATCGAAGAAGCGTATGAGATCCTTTCAGAAGAAGACTTTGACATGTTGGATGAATCCATTCGTGGTGAAGTCCCTGAAGGATTATGGAAGCAGATCACACTGACCTTCAACCCTTGGAATGAAAGACACTGGTTGAAGAAGCGGTTCTTTGATGTGCAGGATCCTGAGATCTTAGCCATGACCACCAACTACACCTGCAATGAATGGTTGGATCAGGCTGACCTTGCTGTGTTTGAAAGGATGAAGACACAGAACCCAAGAAGATACAAAGTTGCAGGTCTTGGTGGATGGGGCATTGTTGACGGTCTGATCTATGAGAACTGGTCAGAAGAAAAGTTCACGCTTGAACAGATCCGACAGATCCACCCACAGCTGAAGACACTGTGTGGGTTGGACTTTGGTTACACAAACGATCCATCAGCATACATTGTCATGTTCCTTGACAAGACCACAGAAGACCTGTGGATCTGGGATGAATTTTATCAGACTGGACTTAGTAACAGGAAGATAGCAGGACTGATCACAGACATGGGTTACAGCAAGGAAAAGACCACAGCTGACAGTGCAGAACCTAAGTCCATTGACGAACTGCAGACCTACCACATAAGGATCAAGGGTGCAAAGAAGGGGAAGGACAGTATTAAGAATGGGATCCAGTGGATCCAAGGTCTGAAGATCCATGTCCATCCAAGATGTGTGAACTTCCTGACAGAGATCAGCAACTACATGTGGGACAAGGACAAATTTGGAAAGAAACTGAACATACCTATTGATGATTTCAACCACCTGATGGATGCAATGCGCTATGGTCTGGAAGATGAAATCATTGGTAATAAATGGATCTACTGAAGATTGGGGGTGGTTATCATGCTGACAGAATCAGAGATCAAATATTTCATGCAGGAAGATTCCACTTCCACTAAGAAAAGACTTGCAGGAATCGGAACCAGATACTATGAAGGGGAACACGATATAAAACAGTTCAGGATGTTCTACTTCAACGCTGATGGTGAACTGGTCGAAGACAAGACCAGATCCAACATTAAGATCAGTCATCCCTTCTTCACTGAACTTGTCGATCAGGAAGTGCAGTACATGCTGTCAAACAAGGATGGGATCTTTGTCAGATCCGATGATCCCAGACTGCAGGAACTTCTGGATGAATACTTTGATGAAGAATTCATATCTGAACTGCAGGAAGTCCTGACAGGGACTATCAGCTGTGGTTGGTCGTACATGTACGCTTACATGGGACAGGATGGAAGGAAGCACTTTGAACATGCTGACTGCATGGGTGTTGTCGAAGTTCGGGAGAAGGAAACAGATGACGGTTGTGCATACGTCATCTACTGGTACATAGACAGGGTTGCAAAGTCCAACAAGACCATCAAAAGGGTGCAGGTCTGGGACAAAGATCAGGTGACATTCTATGTCATGGAAGACAGTGACAAACTGATCCTTGATCCTGCTGAGAAGATAAACCCAAGACCACATGTGATCTATCACAAGGAAGGTGATGATTCAGTTTATTATGACAACTTTGGATTCATCCCCTTCTTTAGGTTGGACAACAACAGGAAGCAGATCTCAGGTGTGAAACCCATCAAGGATCTGATTGACGATTATGACCTGATGTCCTGTGGTCTTTCAAATAACCTTGCAGACTTTGACCATCCCCTTCATGTGGTCAAGGGGTTCCAAGGGGACAACTTGGAAGAATTAGCTGTCAATCTGAAGACCAAGAAGATGATCGGTGTTGATTCTACAGGTGGTGTCGAAGTCCACACTGTGGACATCCCCTATCAGGCTAGACAGGCAAAGATGCAGGAAGACGAAAAGAACATCTACAGGTTCGGCATGGGGTTCAATTCTGCACAGATTGGTGATGGGAACATCACGAACATTGTCATCAAGTCCAGATATTCCCTTCTGGATCTGAAGTGTAATAAGTTAGAGATCAGGCTGAAGCGGTTTATGAACCAGATCTTGAAGGTTGTACTGGAAGAAATCAACAGCAAGGAAGGGACAGATTATCAGAAGAAGGATGTGTGGTTTGATTTCGAACGTGAGATCATGACCAATGCTTCTGATAACGCACAGATCGAGAAGACAGACGCAGAGAAACAGCAGGTGCAGATTAACACAATCCTTGGACTTCAGGGGATCCTTGACGATGAAACGATCATCCAGATCATCTGTGAGATCTTGGACATTGACTATGAAGACATCAAGGACAAACTTCCTGATCCTGAAGACAGGAAGGAAACAGAAGAAACAATCAACACTTTAGATCAGGTAGAAGATGAAGTCATTCGAGAAGGAAACGATCAGGAAACAGCTGAAGGATGAAAGCCAATGCCTGAAGGATCTGGAAAAGGCTTATGAGAAAGCAAGGAAGGACTGTCAGGAACAGCTTAGAAGGCTGAACAGCAGGAAGGACATGCAGAACCTGCAGTCCATCATCTACCAGAAGAAATATCAGACTGCACTTCTCAAACAGATAGATGGTGTCCTGAATGACCTGCAGACACACACTTATAAGACTGCAAATGAATTCTTCCAAGGATCCTATCAGAATGGTTATATCGGTTCCATGTATGAACTGCAGAAAGAAGGGATCCCCTTCACGATTCCTGTTGATCCCAAGAAGATGGTTAAAGCGATCCAGACAGACAGCAAGATCAGCAAGGAATACTACCTTGGAAAGGGACTGACTGTCCAGAACATCAGGACACTGAAGAAGCAGATAGCCTTGGACTGCACAAGGGGAATTGCTTCAGGTCTGGGTTGGTTAGAAGTCGCTGAATCCTTGGCTGTCCAGAAGCGTTTTCAGATTGACCTGTCTGATGCAATGCGGATAGCAAGGACAGAAGGGAACAGGATAAATCAACAGGCAAGACTGGATGCAGGTGATGAAGCTGTCCAGAACGGTTGTGACATTCTGAAACAGTGGGATGCAACACTTGACGGTGTGACAAGACCTGCACACCAAGAAGCAGACGGTCAGATCAGGGAATGGGGTGAAGACTTTGATGTTATGGGTGAAAAACTTCCTGCACCTTCTGTTGGTGGGTCTGCTTCAAATGTCTGTAACTGCAGGTGTCAACTCTTAAAGCGTCCCAGATGGGCATTGGATGACGAAGAACTTCAGGTCTTGAAAGATCGTGCTTCATATTATGGACTGGATAAGACCAAGAACTTTGAAGAATACAAAGAAAAGTTCCTGAAACTCCCACCTATACCTGTTCAGGTGCAGGTGGTGCAAGCTGTACAGAATAAAATTTCACCTGATTCTATAAGA